ATGGAAAAGAATTTTTATAAACTTGATAATTTCTTTGAAAGTTTAATTTTTTACTTAAAATCAAACGGACTGTCTCATTTTGAATCGGTAATAGATTCCTACAAGATAGCAATCAAATCTTCCGAGGAACCAGAAATAGCTTGGCACTTCAAAGAATATTATCGAAGAAATATAGATTTTCCTGAATTTCAAAACGATTTTTATAAGATTATATGGGATATATCACAAGCTAATTTAATTATTAAAAGGGATAAGATAAAACCTAAAAAAATTCCTCTAGGCTTAGCGCTTCAGTACGTTGATATAAGCGGCATTGAATGGCCAAGATTAGCTAAGGCTGCTAGCAATGAGAACCCTATTATAATAGTTGAATATGACCCTTTAAATTTAAGTTTCGTTATAGATGGTAACCACAGAGTTTATAGTAGGAGAAATTCTCCGTATAAGCTTATTCCTGCATATATTTTGAATACTCAACAATCTATTGAGTCAATGGCCGGAGAACTATTCCGGAATATCTTTAAAACTCACTATAATATTACTAAGATTGTTAACCATGGGAGAAATAAATCTAAACTAGAACAAATATTATTACCTGTATAATTTAGATGGATAGTCAAAAGCACCCGCGTGGTGCTTTTTATTTTGCCTTGGAGGTGGGTGGTGATGTAGATGGCAAAGTTAAATGCGAAACAACGACGTTTTGTTGAAGAATATCTTATTGATTTAAACGCGACACAAGCGGCCATACGTGCTGGATACAGTGTTAAGACAGCTGAACAACAAGGATATCAACTCCTTCAGAAAACTTCAGTTTCAGAAGCAATTGCAAAGGCTATGGCTGAACGCTCAAAACGGACGAGTGTTTCCCAAGATCGCATTGTCGAGCAATTAGCCAAGATCGCTTTTGCTGACCTTAAGGATTATGTAGAGTGGGATAAAGAGAGTATTGCCTTGAAAGATAGTGATGAGGTTGATGGTTCTGTTATCCAGTCAATAACAGAAACCGTATTACCTAAAGGTGGCGTTAAGAAAGAAATCAAGTTAAATGACAAGCTAAAAGCCTTGGAGTTGCTTGGGAAGCATTTGGGCATGTTCAAAGATAATGTGAGCGTCAATGCTGATTTGAATATACAGTTCATCGACGATATAAGGGATGACGATGAAGATTAAGATGTCGGAAAAACTCCTGCCAGCCTTTTATGGCTTTTGGAGAGCATCAAGAAAAAACGAGCATCTTTACTACGTTTTGAAGGGTGGCCGGAACTCTTCTAAATCAACGCATATTAGCATTGACCTTATTTATGACATCATACGCTATCCGATCAACGCGCTATGTATTCGTAAAGTCGGAAATACGTTGCAGGAGAGCGTATTTGAACAACTATTGTGGGCGATTGAGCATGTAGGCGTTTCTCATTTGTTCCAGGTCAAATATAGCCCGTTAAAAATCACTTATATTCCACGCGGGAATTACATTATCTTTCGTGGGGCGGATAAGCCAGAAAAGATTAAGTCCATAAAATCATCGAAGTTCCCTATTGCTCGCCTATGGGTAGAAGAATTAGCGGAATTCAAGACAGAAGATGAAGTCTCTACTATCGTCAATTCTGTTGTCCGTGCAGAGTTGCCGAATGGACTGAAATATAAAATCTATTATTCGTACAACCCACCAAAAAGAAAACAAAACTGGGTGAATAAGAAGTTTGAAAGTCATTTTCTCCCTGACAACGTTTATGTTCATCATTCAACCTATTTGGACAATCCATACGTTTCAAAGGCATTCATTGAAGAGGCAGAAGAGGTCAAGCGGAAGAAACCGCAAAAATACGAATGGGAATACCTTGGAAAAGCCATAGGGAGTGGTGTTGTGCCATTTACGAATCTTGTATTCAGAGAAATACCGGATAAAGAGTTAAGGACATTTGATAACATCTACCAGGGCATTGACTGGGGATATGGGCCAGATCCATATGCTTTCGTGCGTATGCATTACGATAAGACGCGCCGAAAGCTTTATTTTTTAGATGAACATTATGGCCCTAAGATTAGCAATCGGGAAGCTGCGGAATGGATACTTAAAAAACAGTATCACGATGTTATGACGATAGCTGACAGTGCAGAGCCGAAGAGTATATCCGAGCTCAAAAGCTACGGTATACGCATTAAAGGCGCAAAGAAAGGACCGGGAAGCGTGGAGTTTGGTGAGAAGTGGTTGGATGACTTGGAAGAGATCGTGATCGATCCCAAACGCACGCCGAACGTAGCGAAAGAGTTTGAGAATATTGACTATCAAGTTGATGCAGACGGTAACCAGAAACCACGGCTGGAGGATAAGGACAACCACACAATCGATGCTACCCGATATGGCACAGAGCCGCTAAGACGGAACGGCATCGGCGTACTGACGTAAGGAGGTGAAGATTTATGTACCCGAATATCCCGACATTTGAGCAACAGATCAGCGCAAAAATGGCTGCTGAAACAACGAATACAAACGCAAAAATACTGAAAGACCTAATTAGTTCGCATAACACCATCGAGATGATGAAGGGTGTTCGATATTACTTCAACGAGAACGACATTAAAAGCCGCAAACACTATTTCTGGCGTGACGGTCAAAAGGTAGAGGATCAGACGAAACCGAATAACAAGATTCCGCACGGTTGGCACAAGTTGCTCGTAGATCAAAAGGTATCATACATCGTTGGTAAGCCAGTGACGTTCACCGGACCAGATAGCTTTGTGAAGAAGGTTAATGAGGTGCTGACAGAGGACTTCCACGATTACATGGTTGAGCTTGGGCTTGGCGCTTCCAACAAAGGTTTGGAATGGCTACATCCGTATATTGACGAGGAAGGCAATTTTGACATGATTGTCGTTCCTGCCGAGCAGGTAATCCCGATCTATGATACGAGCAAGCAGAAGAACTTGGAGGCTGTCATTCGCTATTATCCGATGTCTGTGAATGGTCAGGATGCGATTCGGGCTGAATGGTGGACGAAACAGGATGTAACGTATTACATCGCGATTGGCACAGGTGACTATGAACCTGATACCACCGAACCTGTAAACCCTGCGCCGCACTTTACTTATGGTGATGTGGGCTATGGATGGGGCGAGGTTCCGTTTATCGAATTCGCCAACAATCAATTCAAGGTATCGGACCTTACGTTTTATAAGGAGCTCATCGACGATTATGATCGTCGAGTAAGCGACAACTCAAACAACCTAGAAGAGTTGCAGGCGCTGATTTATGTGCTGAAAGGATACGAAGGACAGTCACTTTCCGAGTTCATGGAGAATCTACGTTATTACAAGGCTATAAGCCTTGATGCAGACCCGGGAGCAGGCGTGGATACATTGAGTGCCGAGTTGCCTATTCAGTCCGTAAATAGCCACCTAGACCGTCTGAGAGAGAGTATCTTTACCTTTGGTCAGGGTGTGGACGTTTCGACAGACAAATTCGGCAGTGCTCCTTCTGGGGTTGCTTTAAAATTCCTGTTCTCACTATTAGATTTGAAGGCTAGTATGCTTGAACGTAAATTCCGCAAAGGGCTTGAGTGGGTGATATGGTTTGTAGCTGAATATTTAAGCATAAAGGGTGAGGGGCAATTCAATTACAAGGATATCAAGTTTACGTTCAACAAAAACATTCTGATGAATGATCTGGAAGCCTCTCAGATTGCCCAAAACAGCACTGGCATCATTTCTGAAAGGACGATTCTTGCTAATCATCCGTGGGTTACAAATCCGGAAGAGGAAGAAAAGCGCAAGAAAGAAGAGCGAGAAGAGAAGATGACGCAGATGCAGGACCCATACCCGCTTCCTAATGATCAGAGTGGAGGTACAGGAGCTGGTTCAGCATGAGCGAAGAGAAAGTAACTCTGCCATCGCCTGAATACTGGGCTAAGCGCATGGAAGAAATCACCGAAGCCGATATGACGCGCACAGCCGAAGTCGAAAAGAAAATAGCTAAGGCGTACCAAAAGGCGCAGCGTGAGATTATCAAGCAAATCGAAGCTTTTGTTGCTCGGTATGCCAGCGAAAACGGCATGACGTATCAGCAGGCGATTGTGTATCTCAATAGAGACGAGTTTCGCCAGTGGCGTATGAACATCGAAGAATTTGTGGAGCGCATCGAAAAGACAGGGGACCAACTCCTGCTACTCGAACTGAACACTCTGTCAGCACGTTCGCGTATCACACGCCTGGAACAACTGCTCATGCAGATTAACGTGCAGCTTGCCGAACTGAAACAAGAGCAGGAGGAAGTGCTTGAGGAACATTTCATTGAGAGTGCAGCCGAAACGTACTATCAGACAACGTTTGCTGTACAACAAGGAATCGGAATGGCTACTACAGTGGCCGTTTTGGACACGCAGGCAATCCAAATGATTCTGACAATGCCATGGTCAGGAGCCAACTATTCCGAGCGTATATGGAAGGACAGGCAACGTCTGACACAGGTGTTGGAAGAAGAGTTGGTACAGCACTTTATCCAAGCCAAGGACATTCGGCAGACCTCAAAGGCCGTTGCTGAGCGCATGGAAGCCAGCTATGCCAATGCAGTACGCCTTGTACGCACAGAAAGCTCGTATGTGGTAAATCAGGCGACCATGAAGGCATACGAAAACACAGGTTTCATAGAGGAGTATGAGTTTTTAGCAACGCTGGATCGCAAGACTTCAAAGGTATGCCAGCAGCAGGATGGCAAGAGGTACAAGCTTTCGGATGCTGTAGTGGGCGTAAATTATCCGCCGTTGCATCCTCACTGTAGAAGTACGACAGTACCGGTTGTAACTGGCAGCAAGGTAAGTGAGCGACTTGCTAGGGATGCGAAGGGAAATGCCATTAAAGTTCCTGCAACGATGGATTATAAGGAATGGTATAATAAGGTTATAGATGGCAATACCTTAAAGTTAGCAGACCCATCTCGATACTCAAAAGAATACACAAAAAAGCTTTATGATACTTTTGACTATTTTAAAGAACATGGTCATATTTTTAAAGAACATGCGCTTAATAGGGTGCTTGGACAGAAGAAGGGTAAAGATAAGAGAAGTTTTACCAAGGAAGACGTCTTAGATGTATTGAAAAACGGGAAAAAATACTTCCAAGAAGAAGGGGATAAAACAGTCTTCTTCAAAGATGGAATTGCTGTTGTTAGAGCGAATGATACGAATGAAATTGTAAGTATCGTAACAAGGCCGAATCCTAAGAAAGAATGGAGGGAGATAGATGAATGAGGAAATGAAAAAGCTAATCCAGAAATATTTGAATAACGAAATAGACATTGAATCATTTTCGTATGATTTCCCTTCATTGGTTTATGATTGGAAACATGATGATGTTCCTGAAGAAATTGTTGATGCAGTTGGTGATATATCCGAAGCGTGTTGCAACTATGAGCCTAATGATGACATAAGAGCAGAAGATGAAATGTATTTAAACGAAAAACAAGTAAGAAAAATAACCGAAGAAAAGTACAATTTGATATTAAATTTAGGGAAAAAGTAGCGCTCAGATGAGTGCTTTTTTATTGCCTAAAAGGAGTTGATAGCAATGTCTAAAAAAGGACAATTCGATGTTGTAGTCGGAATGAAAACAGGGCACTTAGTCCACCAACTCGAAGTTATTGCTGCTGGATTGCAAGATGTAGCTGCAAAACTACGGGAAATCCCAGAAAAGTATTGTGAAGAGTGTGGAGGCGATTTGATAGAGATGGAGCGCTCAGAGTTTGTCGCAATAAAGTCTTGCAAGAAATGCGGAGAGAAATTTTGCATTCAGCATAATGCAGTTCAGTAACAAACAATTCTGCCCTGCCATACGGCATAAAACTGGGCGAATACCTACGTGGGCGTTCCACGTTAAAAACGTATAGGAGGTAATTATGAAAGAGTTACTTGAGAAACTAGCAAAAGGCGAAATCACGGTTGATGAGGTGTTAGCTGCTATAGACAACGACAAGAAAGATTATGTTCCTCGTTCTCGTCTCAACGAAAAAAACGAGGAGATTAAGCAGTTACAGAGCCAAATCAAAGAGCGTGACGAACAGGTTGAGCAACTGAAAAAGGCTGTGAAAGGCAACGAAAAGCTTGAACAGACGATTGCTGATCTTCAGAAGCAAAATGAAGAGTGGGAATCAAAGTACAAACAGTCGCAGATCGACACAGCTATTAAACTGGCTGCGAAAGATGCGAAGGACCCGGCAGACGTGCTAGCGTTCGTAAACAGGGAAGGCCTTGAACTGAATGAAGATGGTACCGTCAAAGGTTTAGATGAAGCGCTGAAAGGATTGCGTGAATCTAAACCTTATTTATTTGAGTCGCCAGGATTGAGTGGGCGCACGCCGGTTACAACAACAGAATCCAAACAAACGGTTGTGAATCCATGGAAGAAAGAGACGTTCAACCTGACTGAGCAAGGGAGACTCTTGCGAGAAAACCCTGAGCTCGCAAAACAATTACAGGAATCAGCTAATTAGGAGGTAGATGTACATGACTACACGTATTGCAGACGTAATTATTCCAGAGGTTTTTAATCCGTATGTTGTTAATCGCACAACTCAACTGTCGGCACTTTATCAGTCCGGTATTGTTGCTACGAGTCCAGAGTTTGATTCGCTGGCAAGCCAAGCAACTCAAACGATTCACTTGCCATTCTGGAACGATTTAGACGGTGTTTCCGAGGTGCTTTCTGACACAAACCCGTTAGTGCCGGGTAAAATCACATCCGGCCAAGACGAGGCTGTTATCTTCCGACGTGGTCGTGCGTGGGCATCCAATGACCTTGCTGGTGCATTAGCTGGCAGTGACCCGGCAAAAGCCATCGGTGATTTGGTAGCATCTTATTGGTCGCGTGAAATGCAGCGCATTACAATGTTGATGCTGAAAGGCGTATTCTCCTCTCCAAGCATGGAAAATAACGTACACGACATTTCCGCGCAAACCGGAGATGCAGCGAACTTTACCGGAACAACGTTCATTGATGCGGTACAAAAGCTCGGCGATGCGAAGGAAAAGCTGACGGCCATAGTCATGCACTCTGCAACAGAAGCTTCACTTGCCAAACAGAACCTGATTCAGAACGTACAACCAGCTGACGGTTCTCCGAGTGTCAAAACATACATGGGTAAGCGTGTCATTGTGGATGATGCCTGCCCGGTTGAGAACGGCATATACACGTCTTACATTTTCGGTGAGGGTGCAATTGCGTTAGGAAATGGTAGTCCGGTACGATTTGTGCCGACAGAAACAGACCGTGACAGCTTGGTTGGTGATGATTATCTCATCAACCGTAAGACGTTCATCCTGCATATTCGTGGTGTAGCTTTCACGAAAAACACAATGGCGGGATCTTCTCCTTCTGATAGTGAAATCGCACTGGCTGCAAACTGGAATCGTGTGTACGATCCAAAGAAAATCCGAGTAGTGCAATTCAAGCACAAACTTGCGTAAGGGGTGAATGTGCATGGGAATGGCTGCTTTTAACCGGATGCGCCGTTTAAAGGCCGAGCAAGAGGCTCAAAAGCTGCCTGATGAATATACGGCGGAATTACATGAAGGTGATTTAACTCTTTCGAAGAAAGAAGCAGAAGAAATAGTGCGTAAGACAAGGAAGAAAAAAGAAGATGGGGAGAAATAGGGAGCGCAACGGGCGCTCTCTTCTCATTTGAGGAGGGAAGGAAATGGACAGATTGGCCACCGTAAAGATGCTGGCTGACATTCCGGAGGAAGACACAACATACGACGCTAAACTGAACTACTGGATTTCGGCCACTGAACAGGAAATGCTGGCCTACACGAACCGGACAGAGTTTCCTCCTGGTCTTGAATCGGCACTGATTGACCATGTTGTCATGCTGTACAAGAAGAACACAGCGCCAGACGCACAGAATGCCCCTGTGAAGAGCATTACCGAGGGTAATACTACTATCACCTATGGTGAACAGAAATTGCCCGGATACAGTCTTATAACAGGCGACATGACCCGATTGCTGAATCGTTTCCGGGTGGTGTGCTTTCGATGACTCCAGCAGATATCTTAGCAACTCGATACACCCACAGCATGGACATATGGGGCTGGGTGGAGTACGAGAAGCCGAATGGGGAAACAGTCAACGAAGAGCGTCAGAAAGCCGTGGCGGTGCCTTGTAGGCTGTCTGTGAGTGTGGCAAGGAATGCGAATCAGACGGATGGAGCAAACGAGATTTTATATGACAGTCTGATTTTCTGTCGGCCAGAAGTGGATGTACGTGCCGGAGATACGCTTACTGTGACGCTAGAAAACGGCCTACAGCGGACTTTTACAGCCGGGGAACCCATATACTACCCTTCGCACTGGGAAATCCCTGTGACGCGAAAGGAGAAGGCTTGATGGGCTTTGAATTGGAAGGACTGGATATCTTTGAGCGCATGCTTTTGCAGCGTGTCATAAGAGAAATGCCGGAGAAGGTCGAGCGTAAGCTGACGGAGCTGGCTTATCGGTACCTGGCCGATGTGAAGCGTTTGACACCAGTGGACACCGGGAATTTGAGAAATAGCATATTTGTTGACAGTGTAAAGCGAATTGGCGATGAATTTGTTATCGTTGTCGGCACGCCTGTTCACTATGCTCCCCATGTTGAATACGGTCACCGTATAAAGCGTGGTGCAGAATATGTGGGTTTTGTACAAGGCTTCCACATGTTTGAGATTCCACTGAAGCAAATGGAAGAGTGGATAGACCAGGACATCAAGCGATGGCTACAGGACATCGTGGAGGGGCGTGTATGAGGCTATCAGAGTTGTTTGACGCTGTTCTCTTAAAACTGAAAAACGACTTCCCAGCGGTGAAAAATCGATACGGGGAAGAAGTTAAGCAGGGGATGAAGTTTCCTGCTTTTTTTGTGTACCTTTTACCTATCGTCGACTCGAACGAAACGGAACACCGACGTTATCAGCGTGTAACAGTCAAGATCGTATACATGACGGAAAAGCACACCAATGCCGAATACCGGGACATGACGGACGACCTGAACGATGCTTTCAAGCTGAATTTCCCGGTCGGAAATCGTGTGCTGAGCATCTTCGACAAGACAACTCAAACGATAGGTGACGCGCTGCATTTCTCGTTTGATGTGAGTGCATACAGTCTAGTATTCCAGGACGACTACTTTACGCAGTACGACATGATGGGCGAGTTACACATTAATTTGGAGAAGGAGGGATAATCGTGGGACTGCCTAAAATTGAGATTCTTTTTAAGACGCTGGCAGCCAGTGCGATTACACGTTCTGCGCGTGGTATTGTGGCTCTTATTCTGCGTGATGCAGCCACGCAAATGAAAATATATAAGGGCATTGAAGAAGTGAAAGATGCCGATTTCAGCGCGACCAATATCAAGCACATTAAGGAGGCATTCTACGGTACGCCATCCAAGGTAATTGCGGTGCCGATCACAGCGGAAGCGCCTGTATCCGATGCACTGACAGTGCTGAAAGGCATGTACTGGAACTATCTTGCGATGCCGGAGGCTGATACTACGGATGTTTCCGATATTGTCGCCTTCATCAAAGGGCAACGCACGTTGAAAAAGAAAATCTTCAAAGCAGTGGTGCCGAATGCGTCCGGTCCCGATCATGAGGGTATCATCAACTTCACAACGACCGGCATCAAGATGAAGGACGGCAGCGAAAAGACAACAGAAGAGTTCTGCGTGCGCCTGGCATCTGTATTCGCTGGCTTGCCATTTACACGCTCGGCAACATACTACGTATTCCCGGATGTTGCTTCTATTGACGAAATCGACGATCCGGACGAAGCGATCGACAATGGCGAGCTCATTCTTATCAACGATGGCAAGAAGGTGAAAATCGGTCGGGCTGTTAACTCGCTCGTCACATTCACGCCGGAAAAATCGAAGTCATTCAGCAAAATCCGCATCGTTGAGATTCTGGACATGATTCTGGAAGATATTCGGACGACGTTCGAGGATAGCTATGTGGGCAAGTATCCGAACAGTTTCCAGAACAAGCTCATGTTTATTTCGGCGATCAACGCATATTTTCAGGGTCTTGTCATTGAAAACGTGTTAGAACGAGAAGGCGAGAACAAGGCGCGCATCGACACTGAAGCACAAAAACTTTATCTCAAATCAATTGGCAAGGACACAAGCGAGATGAGTGACGGTCAGATTTTACGCGCGAATACAGGCAGTAATGTTTTCCTAGCAGGAATTATTTCCGTACTAGACGCTATGGAAGATTTGAAGTTTGTAATCGGATTGTAAGGAGGTGTAAACATTGGGTAGCAGAGAGGAAAAAGTGTTTGTCGGTTCGGATGCCAAAGCTTATTTTGATGGTGAAGAGATGTTTTATGTGCAGAAGTTCGAGGCAAAAATTTCAGTAAAACGCGAGAACTTCGATGTCGTAGGTGAATGGGACGAGTTCTCTAAAGCAGTCGGTTGGAGCGGTAAAGGAAATATTGAAGTATTGAAAACAGATGGATTCGTCTATAAGCGGTTTATTGAGCAATTGAAGCAACGAAAAGACCCGACATTTACGATTATCGGGGAGGCGAAGAATCCAGAGACCGGCTTACAACAAACTGTCATTATTTCCGAGTGCAAAATTGACGGTGATTTGGATTTGTTGACTTTTGAACCTAAAAAACTTATGACAGATAAACTTGACTTCCTGTTCCGTCCGTCGCAAGTAGAATGGGAAGAGTAATACAAGCAGGCATCGCGCCTGCTTTCTCTTATTCATAAGCTATGAAATGGAGTGATTGATATGGCAACAGTAAAAATTCAGGATATCATTGCGAAGAAACAAGGCACATTACAGGAAAAGACGGCGACCGTGTACGTTCCGTCGCTGGATGGAGAAATCGTAATTAAAACACCGAGCAGAGATGATTTACAAGAGTACGACGAAGTGCTTGTATATCAATTTTCACGAACACGCGATCCTGAAGTGTTGAAAAAAATAACGGAGAAAATTGTGTTGCGCAATGTAGTTGAGCCAAACTTGAAAGACCCAGAATTGATTGAAGCCGTGGGATGTAAAACAAAGCCGGATGCTGTTGTGCAAGAATTATTTGATCCGAGTGAGGTTGTGGAAATTTGTGCAATCATGATGAATTTGGCTGGAAGGAAAAGAGGAGAATCAGTGCGATTGGTGGATGAAATAAAAAACTAATTCAGGAGGACGAAGTGTTCCTCCTTTATCATCATTATATTCAAAAAGGATGGAAGATAGCTGAAATTGATGCTCTATCCTACTTTGAGAAGGAACTGCTCATGGCGAGTATGATAGAAGAAAGAAAGCGCATGATTAAAGTGGGGTTATTATAGATGGCTGACTTCGTGATAAATACACAATTAACATTACGTGATAATTTAACAAGCCCTTTGCGTAATATCGTTCGAGCTTTACAAGAACTAACTAAAGGAGCAGACAACGCTAGCGATGCTATTGATTACATTAATATAGCAGCCGATTCTCTTGATAGTATAGAGACAGCAAGTGCACGTAATGAGATGAGGAAATTAGAAGATACAGCCGACCAAGTGAGTAATACAATTCAAGATATCGCCGATCCAAAAGTTGACGCTTCACAAGCGAAGCAAGAACTAAAAGAAGCAGAACAGCAAGCTCGCTCGTTACGAGATACATTAAATGGCTTAGTTGGTTTTAACATCGGCGATACGTTAGGACAAGACCTGATATCGTTTGGTCAGATGGATCGGGAGTTTCAGGCGGCACTTAATGTGACTGAAGCACAGGCAAAACAATTAACTGATATAACTAAAGATGTTTGGGCAAATATACAAGGTGCTACGAAGGAGGAAGTTTTTGAAGTTGTTCGTGTCACACAAGAATATTTTCATCTTCAAGGTGAAGAGGCAAAAAAGTACGCTATGGATGTAGCGAATTTAAACAAAACAGGTGTTGATAATCTAACTGAGTTAAATTCAGCAGTACGTGCATTGGATGATAAGTTTGCGGATATTAATGGTCCGCAGCAAGCACTGAATATGTTGATTGAAGCAAGACAAAAGATGCCGGTTGAGATGTTCAACGAAATGCTTGATCAGATAGACGAATATAGCACAAACTTTGCAAAAGCAGGTATATCAGGAAATAACTTCTTGGGAGCAATGATAGAAGGTGGACAAAAAGGGCACCATGTCATGGATCGTCTTGGTGACGCGATTTCTAATGAACTCATTGCAAACATCAAAAAAGGCGATAAAGGTGTTATGAATGCACTTGATTATTTGTGGAGTATACAAACGAAAAAAGGATTTGACTCCGAAATGATAGAAAAACTCCATGATAAATCAGGTGATTGGGAAAAAGCGCTTAAAGAAGGCGGAAAAGCCGCGAAGCAGGCACAAAAAGAAATGGAGAAATTCGGAATAGATCGTAAAGCACTAAAAGAATATGATGAGTTAACCAAAAAATCAGAAGCATGGCGCGAAGCAATAGTTAAAGGTGGCAAAGACGGGGAAAAAGCCATTAGTGAAATTCTTAGCACTCTTACAAATTTGGATGATGAAACAGCAAAAGCTGAAATAGGAGCCGGTTTAATGGCAACTCTTTTCGAGGAACAAGGCGAAGCGATGCTCCCTATACTTGAAAAAATGTTAAATGGATATGATCAACTTGGAGAAAAAATTCAACCGCTTGAGCAAAGAAACGAAGGCTTTCTAAATAAACTGAAAACAAAATGGAAAGAAGTTATAGGCGATATTGATAGTGGCACAAATGGAATCGTTAGCGGATTAGGCGAAATGGTTGGCGCAGCCCTACCGGCAATTGGTGCTTTTGTAGGTGCTGGCGGATTAGGAAAAATCATGTCTTCATTGAAGAACATTGGTGGTTATATCAAAAATCTAGGCCCATGGATCGGTCGATTGGCAGGGCCTTGGGGGCTAATAATTTCCGCAGTCGTTGCAGTAGGATTCGCTGTCTATGAAAACTGGGACAAAATCAAAGAAAAGACTGCTGAGTTATGGAAGAAGATCACCGATGCGTGGGATAAACTTAAAACTAATACATCAACTACTTTCGAAAAGATAAAAACATCCATTGTGGACGCATGGGATAATGCTAAGAAGAAAGCTAAAAAGTTCCTTGATCCGATTATAAAGTTGATTGAAAAAATATCCGAGAAATGGGAGAACTTCAAAAAATCAATTGAAAATTTTAAGCTTCCAGAATTTAAGTTGCCTGATTGGATAAGTGGTGGAGGGGAAGAAAAATCATCAGAGAGCAAAGATAGTGGGGACTTACCTTTTCTCGGTTGGTTCTCAAAAGGTCTTGATTATGTTCCGGAGGATGGGATAGCTGTAATCCATAAAGGAGAACGTATTCTGACAGCAGAAGAAAACAGGGAATACTCGCGTGGCATTGTAACAACAAACAATGTGTCAAATACGACTACAACGACAAAACAAGCGAGCGTTGTTGTTCATTACCATGCTGTTGCAGGTGGAGACAGCGAGTTCCAGCGCTTCATGACACGTTTTCAATCAGCGATGCAGAATATATGATAAAATGTGGTAAAAAGGAGGGGGAATATGAAAAATACTAGAAGAAAAATAGCATTTGTTGTTTTGAGTATTTTTTTATTTTTGATAGGTTGTGGTGAAGATAACAAAAAGCATCAAGCGCAAGTTTTAGCTTTTGAACAAGAGTTGATGAAGGCTGTGAAACAAGCGGATGAGACGGCTACCGAGTTCTCTGTTATAGCTGACAATATTAAAAACCAAAAGATCAGCAAAGAAGAAGCTGTTAATCGCCTAAAAGACTTAAAAAAGGATATGAGTCGTATAACAGATAAAATGCACGCCACGAAAGTCGATGATACTTTGCCTTCTGATATTAAAGATAAATTAAGCGACATTAAAGACAGGATGGCGTATGCGTATTTTCAAAAAGCAAAAGTAGCTGGGCATCTAGCTACATACCTAGAAAATGGTGATAGCAAGGAACTAAAAACAATGGAGTTAAATTCCAAAAAATTCGAGGAAGAGATAGGACTTGTTAAGAGTGATCTAAAAGAAGTCAAACAATCTGTTGGCATAAAGTAAGATTTTGAAGGGATAGCATGACTGCTATCCTCTTTTAGTTTGGAGGTGAAACATTGGAGAATCCGATTTCAATATTCTTGTCTATCAATAACGGTGAGAAGACCATGCAGCTTCCGGTCCTGCCGAGTGAACTGGAAATCCCACAGGCGACAATGGCAAACGAGACTTTTCAGACGGTGAACGGAGAGATACGGCTGATTGGTACGCGAACACTTCGCAAAATTACATTGACAGCCTTTTTTCCAGACAATCCATATTCGTTTGATAAAACTGGTTTGGCTGGCTTTGAAGCATGGGGAGGTACCGGGCAAGCCGCTCGAAAACGCGTAAAAGAGCTGGAGCAATGGATTGAGCGCCGGGTTCCAATTCGATTGCGGGTTCCGTACTACGACATCAACATGGCTGTAACAATTGATTCTTTCACCCCAAAAGTAAAAGACGGTAGCAGAGACATCTATTATACGTTAGAAATGACCGAGTTCGTGTTTCCGCAGTTGAAGGTGCAGAAAGCCACCGGGCGCGTGAAACCAACCGTCCCTAAATTTGAAAAGTATGTGCCTCCACCAAAAGATGACAGCAAAAGCAAAGCATCTTCAAACAAATCAAGACCAGGCAAAGGGTATGACTCGCCCCAGGCAAAAGCTGTGCGCGATAAAGTGAAGAAACTTGGTTTACGTATCAGCTCGGCTGGGCGGTCGGCACGGCATAATGCTGAGGTTGGTGGTTCAAAAACGTCAGCCCATCTCACAAATGAAGCCTATGACGTGGTAGGGAACCCGAAAAAGCTGGACGAGCTGGCGACGTGGGGCCGGGCAAATGGCTATTACGTGCTATGGCGTGTGAAGGGGCATACGGACCACCTTCACATTGATTGGAAGAAGAGGTGATCGGCGTGCCGCATCAGCTATTCTTGACGAACAACGGCAAACGAACTGAACTCACACCAATTGTCGGGCAGATAACCTGGTCAGATTCGCTCGAAGAACTCGGCCAGAAGCTGGACTTCGTTCTTCCGTCAACGGCCAGCACGCCGTATATGCCGAGGTTTGACATGACACTTGCCGATACGATTACGCTGGTGAACAACGGGAAAATCATTGTGCAAGGCACCATAACAGATATTGTATACACCGAAAAGACGAGGAGCGTGACCTGTTACGATCCTCTTTTTTATTTGAACAAGTCGAAAACAACTAAACAATTCAAAGGGGACAAAACAGCTACAGCGTGTATTAAGGAGCTGCTGGCCCCATTCAAGATACCGACTCAGCACATCGCTGAAATGAAGACAAAAATTAAGAAAATATACAACGAGCAGACGTACAGCGAGATCCTGCGTGACATTCTTTACCAGGCAAAGCGAGAAATCGGAGAAGACTACCGTTTTCAGATGGAAAATGGAAAGTTGCTAATTGACCGACAATATGCCTTTCTTATCAATACGTCGCTTGAATTGTTCCAGGGTAGCGGCAAATTTGACCTACTTGAATTCATCAGTAATCCACAGCGCCGGGTATCCATTACAGAGCTTCGAAACAGCATTGTTATCACGAAGGACGACCAGGTATATACGCATATTGCTGACACCGGAAGTATTGGAAAATACGGCTTGCTGCAAGAGACAATTTCTTTTGACGGAAACACGCTTGCTGATGCAAAGCGTCAAGCGCTGTCGGCTTTACAGGAACTGAATCGGGTGAACGAAGAAGCAAGTTTTGATTTGCTCGGGCATGATTACGTTCGTTCTGGCCGGGTGCTACAGGTAAACGAACCAAAAACAGGCATCATCGGTCAGTTTATCATCACGAGTACCAATCATACGCTGGCGAATGGTATTCACAAGATGAACATTACACTCAAGCGGTATTGAGAGAGGTGAGGATATGCAAGGAATGACACCGGAACGGTTCGCGGTTTGGATGGCTGATGAAGTGAAGAAAAGGGATAATCCGGTTTTCATTGGTGTTCAAATTGGTATAGTCTCCAAGCCGTTTCCAGACATTGAAATTAAGCTGGGCGAGGCGATTGTACTGGACAAAAGCCAGTTAATCTTTGGGCGTGATGTATTGCGGCATAAGCGAACTATAAACATAAAGTCATCTACGACATCACTTTCACTTAGCAAAGATGAGGGTGCGACATCGCAAGAGTTAAGCGGCGCATATAAACATGCACATGATATTTCCGTCTCAAATGGTCAGTTTTCAATATCTGAATCAGAAATTGAGTTTGTTGACGAACTTAGACCTGGTGATGAGGTCATTCTTTTGCCAGCACAGGACCAGCAACTATATTATGTACTCGATAAGGCGGTGAGACTTGAATGATACCTGAAATGCCGAATCCGGATGATTTTTTGCAAGAGGTCGAGCAGGAGCAGCAATTGGACATTGATTTAGGAGTCGGATTCCTGTTCGACTACGAAAAAGGAGAGTTTGTCATTCGGAATGGACGCCTGGTTGAACTGACGGATATTGAGGCTGTAAAGATGTGGATTATTCATATCTTACGAACTGAGAAGTATCAATACGAGATCTATGCGAATTATCCGGATACCCCGGAATATGAATACGGCACACTGACGGAGTTTTGTATTGGTCGGGTACTGACTGATGATATGCGCGTACAACTACAGGAGAATATCGAAGCTTCAGCCACCCGGCATCCCAGGGTGGCTTTTTTATCAGAATGGAAGTTTGAGAAAGATGAGGACAAATTGACAGTCTATTTCCGTGTGAATTTGGTGGACGGTCAATCGTTTGAAATGGGGGTGCCGCTCGGTGGAAATGGATGATTTGGTGTTGATTCCGGATTTTGAAGTCGAAGAGATTGACGATATTCACAATCGGATGCTGAGCAATATCAACGATCGATACGACAAGACAGAAGGAAATATCCCATTTGATGTTACAAGAGCAACTGCAATCGACATACAAAAAGAGCAGATTGCAACACAAAACATGTATTATAACGGCTTCCTCAATGCATCGATGGATCTTCTCTACATGAAATTATGGGCAAGAAGAGTCGGTGTAGACTGGAAGCCAGCGGTAGAGTCACAGAATCTCGTAACATTCAAAGGCGCGGACGGCGTACTCATCCCTGCTGGTACTGTTCTTCAATTCATTGAAGATGATGTCCTTGAGTTCGTTTCGCTAGAAGATGGAACGATAACAGACGGCCAGGTTGATATTCTTGTTAAATGCTCTGTCGGAGGAGTAGTCGGGAATATACCTGCAAACTCACTCCAATTAGCGGAGCGAATCGAAGGCATTACTAGTATTGAGCATACAGCATTCACAAACGGAGTGGATGAAGAATCAAAAGAATCGCTGCTAAAACGGACGCTTGAGAAGGCAAGAAATCCGGGTATTTCCGGTAATGCTGCACACTACCGGCAGTGGGCCATGTCGAGGGTAGGAGTGGCAGACGCGAAGGTGTATCCGGTATGGGATGGGAATAACAGCGTGAAAGTCGTTCTGCTTGATGAGAATGGGAAGGCACCAGCACAAAATATTATCGATGATGTAGCGCAGTACATCGAAACAGTGAAGCCAGCCGGTCCAATTATTACGGTAGTCGGCGTGACAGAGGTTGCGATTGATATTTCTGCGAAAGTTGTGCCGACCTCGTACTCTGATGTGGATACAATCAAGCAACAGTTTATTCCGGCGGCAGCCGATTACCTTAAACAACTTTCTTTTAAGGACCCGTTGGTGCGCTGGACGCGCATCGCTAACATTCTAGGTGACATTCCGGATGTTATCGATTATTCTGACCTGACTATTAACAGTGGTACGGCAAATATCGAGATTCCGGATGGTTCAGTTGCGGTGCTTGGGACGGTGAACTTCTATGAGTAGAAAAGAGCAAATGCTTGCTCGAATGCCACCTCGATATCATAAAGATCCATTGACGAATGAAATCAAGAATGCTGAGGCTATCGAGCTAGATCGGATTGCAGCAAAGCGTCAGGATGTGTTTGCGCAGTTTGACCCCGAGACGGCCACCTGGGGCATTGCGAACTGGGAGAAAATCTTCGGCATCCCTATTGACGAGAATAAGCCGCTGCAGGAGCGTCGGGAACTGGTAATTGCGAAAATGCGATTCTCTGAGACGGTAACAGTAGCCACTATTAAGAACGTTGCCTCTGCTTGGCTTGGTGGAGAAGTAGATGTTGAAGAGGATTATCAAAACTTCGCAATCATCGTCACGTTTATCGGAAAAATCGGTGTACCAAAGAACTTGGATGACATCAAGAAAACATTACGTGAATTAATACCAGCACACTTAGGGATAACGTACAAATTCAGATATTTACTTATCAGGGAGATACACAACGTACTGACATTGAATGAGATGGAGACGTTAACTTTAGATAAATTTGCAGGGGGTGAAATCATTGGCTAGTAACACACCTAATCTTGGTCTTTATATGAAAGACCCTGTTACAGACGGAAATCACACGTTTAACATCGAAACCATGCTCAATGAAAACTGGCGTAAGATCGATGAAAAAGTTGTACTGAAGGAAGAAGGCAAGGGTCTTTCTACTAATGACTATACAGATGCGGATAAACAAAAGCTTGCTAATATGCAAGAAGGGTCAATTAATCAGGATACGGCAGATGCTCGATATTTACAGGCTGGCTCTACAAATCAAGATGTTACTTTTTCTAAATCAATTATCCAGCAGACAGATACGCGGTCTGTCTTTTTAACTTACACAAATGGAGACTTAACAAAAGTAGAAGAAAAAGATGGAACAACTGTCGTAAAAACTACTGATCTTACTTATTCTAGCGGAAAGCTAACACAAGTCGTGGAAACAGTCGGGGGTAAGACGATTACACAGACGCTTAATTATGATGAAAGCGGCAATTTACAATCAGTAACAAGGAGCGTGGTTTAATGGATGCAGTAACGCTTAGTCAGGTACTTGAGCAATTAAAAAGAACCGGCAAGAATACGGATGCTGCTGGTAACACTACATTGTTTGCCTACTTAAAACAAATTAATGATTACGTGGACACACTAGAAACAAAAGTAGCTGATTTAAAGTATCATTTAGGTAATATAACTGATTTAGCAAATAGAAATGGCTCTCTGCAATCTAAAGTTGTCGATATCCGCAATGTACTGGATACATCAGTTGCAAAATGGCCAACAACAAAAAGGTTACATGTTAACCCGGCAGATACGGCAGGGGTTTGGCAATGGCTATTTGATTCTGGAGTTGGTACAAAAGGGAAATTACAAACGTTTAGATTCCTTTTATCATCATTTAAAAGCTCAGACCGTATCGATTTTCAAATATGGGTGGATGGTTATTTAATTTCTCATGTTAAGCTATCAGGAGATAGCAACTATCCGAATGCGATTGGTTTCTCAACACCGGAAATCTTAACTATAGCAGCTGGATATGACACAGGTGGTGGCGGCGGTTATGCATTTCATCATTATGGTGGACCACATGGAGGCCTTGAAAGCTTTTCATATGCTAGTGGTACTTTCCATCCTAATATACTCCTGCATTTACCGTGGAATAATCGAATCGAAATAAAGTATCTCATTACAGGCAGTATTAGCTTTGAAGAAGCTATAATTGTTTACGAGCAGGCATAAAGGAGGTCAATCTATGCGATATTACAGAATAGCATTGATTGAGGGGAAACCAGATGTAAGTTTTATGAAGATCAACCGTATTGTTTATGATGGAGAAACAGCGGTTGTATCTACTAACGAAGAGTTAGAAAGATTCGAAAGTGAATTAACACAAGCAGAATGGGAAAGTTTTTTAGCTGAGAGAATACCCTCAAAAACGGATGAGCCGGAAATGAGGAAGCCCGAGCCTCAAGAAGCTGCAACTGACGCGATAATAGCAGGTATTGCCGAAATGTATGCACAACAAACCCAAGTGATGAACACGCTTATGGCAGGAATGGCAGATTTATATGTACAAATAGAAGCTTTGAAAAATGGAGGGACAGTATAATATGGAATACATTTACGCTTATCGAATTTACTACGGAAAAATGACGATTGAACAAGTGCCAGCGTGCAAAAAAGAAGCTACAATTGCAGTTTTACAGAACGAATATGGTTATACAGTCGAACAGCAAACAACAACATAACAAACGTCTTTTCCAATAAAGGAAGAGGCGTTTTTATTTTTTCCCCGGAAAGGGGATGAGGAGGATGTAGATGAGACAGGAAACAGATACATTTTATACTTTTGTAGTTGGGGGCGGCGCAGCGAGCGCTGCCTTTTTACTTGGAGGATTTGACCGTTTAGTGGTTGCCCTTGCTATTTGTATGGCAGCAGACTATCTATCTGGCGTTTTAGTCGGGTTTTTTAGAGAAAAAAAGATAAGCTCAGAACGAGCATTTCACGGACTGCTTAAAAAAGGGGCCATGATTCTACTGGTCATTGTTTCCCATCAGTTGGATGTAGTAGCTGGCAGTACAGATTCGCAATTCATGCGAAATGCAATGATTATGTTTTTAATCGCAGTGGAGGGGATTTCACTTGTGGAAAACATGGGGAGGCTTGGGGTTCCAGTCCCCGCGTTTTTGCGTCAACGTTTTGAACAAATGAAAAACGATAACGACAAGGAAGCAAAATTTTGA